GCGCCCAAAAGCATATACTGTAGCGCATCATGGATGTGCGAATACATATTCTTGTCTGGCTTATCAGCATATCTTTCCCCGCTGACTTCCATACGCTTGTACTGATAGCCGCCCTCGAACCCCTTGATAAGTTGTTGGCACCTTCTGTCTATTAAGAAGGCTGGCTTCCCATCCACCATTTTGTTCAGTTGGGAGGAAACTGACTCAAGGCGAAGGTCAACAGAGTTGGAGGGAGCCGGGAACGCCCTCAAGCCAGCCCCGCGCAGAATGTGAAAAGGAGTTGATTCATCAGTCTGCGCTCTAAAGTCACCAGCGGGATCACCGTAGATATATACGTCTGAAGCCTCTGAGAAACGTGTGGCGATTTCTTCACGCAAAACTTCTGCGAATCGAACAATGCCCATATCAAATGCAACGATTTCAGCTTGTACCAACCATCTGCCTCGAACCTTTTGGCCTATTGTCGCCGCTGGAGTAAGCCCAAAGTCGAGCCCAACATAGAGTGGAGCCCCAGATGCTACTGGTATTTCTTCTTTTGCCACATGAACATCTTGAGCAAACATTGGATATATAGGCTTCCCGTCTTGGATGGTGCCAAGTTTATTCATTACATATACATCAATCCAGCTTTTTGTCTTACCCTGCACTAGATTGGGGTAATACCCCTTAAGCATATGACTTCTATTCTCTGCGGATTCGTTAGGCTTATAGCCTTGTATTTCGCCCTCGTCATCTTTCTGCTCGATCATGGCTGCGGGCTGAGTAAAGAACTGCCAGTTGTCAGGCTTCACTAACATCTTAGCCTGTTCTCTTGGTATATGATCTGGAATGGGAACTTCGCCCGACATAATGGGCCACCAGTGATCCTCTTCTGGCGCGTTAGTATCTGCAATAACACCTGTCCAACTTGGCCCACCATCACGCATAGATGGGTAGCGACCCACCCGCATGGTGCAAGCGTCAATAATACTCTTGGGTATCTCCCTTGCTTCATTGATCCAGATACCAGTTAACTCGAGGGACAAGAGTTTCTTAACATCTTCGGGACGGTCAAGAGCAAGGAAGATTACTTCAAGCTGGACTTCTCCTCGCTTGATGTTGTGGGTGTATGGGACTGACCATGTGAACCTTCCCCATTCAGACTCAGGAAACCAGTCAAGCCATGTTTTAATAGTTGTAGTTCGTAGCTGTGGGTTTGTATTCCGAATGATGGCCCATCTGGATTTTCGTAATCCGTCTGGCCCTTTCTCTTGCTGAAGCGCCCTACGAAAAACCTCGACACAACATCCAACACTCTTGCCACTCCCTACCGGCCCCCTAATGCCACGAAAAAAGGTATCGTCTTTCATAAAGTCCTTGAGAACTTTACCATCTGGCTTGTATTTAAAATTAGCCACTAGCGGAGACCTTTATCTACACCAAACCTAATCATTCGCTCTATAACCTCTGGGCCAATGCTTTCAATCAATTGATCGCACATTGCGTCAGTTACGAAAGACTTACCCTGCTTTTGCTCAACGTAAGCAAACTCTGTTTTCCTCACGATGTTGCGAAGAAGAGTAAGCTCCATGGGCTTTAGTGTGCTTATAAAACTCATTACTTTGACTGAGCTCGACTGATCCGCTGGGACTCTGTATCAAGTCTATCAGCAACGCTATTGAGTTTCTTCTCGATCTTTTTGTAATGAGGATTAGCTTGGTTCAAGCTATCGCCAAGATCAGCCATCTTATTTGTGTACCAGCGTAAAGACTTTTTCAAAAGGGATGCACCCTTCTTGTCTTCTACGCGTTCGATTCCACTCTCCATACTGGTTAGCTGCCGCTCGAGTGACTTGTATTGCTTTAGCAGGGACTTGTGTAATTCGCTCATTTCTTTTTTGCCTTAGGTTTTGGCTTAGAATAAGCCTCGTTAACGTCTGGCGTGGAGGGATCATCAGCCTTTAGTCGCCCTTTGGAGCCGCGGGAGCGAGTGGGCTCTGGCCCCTCCACTAAGCGGCGAGAGTCTGGAGTTCTCGTCTTCCCGCTGTAGGTAGTACCCGCAAGTACATGAGTTTCGCCAGTGTAGAGTTCACTTGTAGGTAAATACCAAGCCATACTATGTCCTATACTTTCTTACTTTCTTGGCAATTGCTTTGGGCTGAGAAACAAATTGCTTGCCCTGTGCCTTGCCTTCTCGCTTTCGTTTGGTTGTAGCCGCGTACTCACTATCGCTAAGTGCTTCGATAGCTTTGCTAGGAAGATAACGCTCACCAGTTTCACTGGACTTCTTGCCAGACTTGGTGCGCCACTTCTGCTTCCCCCAATTCAATAATGATTTCTGAGAGGCCTTCATCCTCAATTGCCATCATGTAGTTTTTGCTTAAATTCTCCACAATTCCAAAAGCGCATTACTACAGTTTCCCAAGCGCTAGTCTCATACTTATAAGAATCTGTGGCGGGAATATGTATTGGATTGCAAGTGTCAACCTTGGTTGATGGAGGGTAGCGAACACACATACCCCGCTTAGGATCATCTTCAAACTCAACGAAGTGCATACAGTCTATACAGTTGCTCATTATTTATAACCTCCACCTTTTGCTTTGTACTCCTTGGCAAGTAGCTGCGCCTTACGCGCCGACCACTGACCCGCCGCAGTCCCGTGCGTTGCTCTGTTCTTTATTGCATTGAATAAAGACTTGCGCATCTTGGGCTTGGTATAGTTGCCAGCAGCATTAACAGCCATTACTTCTTATCCTTCTTGGCCTTTAAGATCTTGCGCTTTAGTGCAGCGGGCAGCTTCTCCTGACCCGGCTTTAACATTGATTGCGCCTTCTTAGGCCGACCAACCTTCGAACCATAAGTTCCCTTACCCATTGGCATTACGCTTTATCCTTCTTAGATGCATTTCTCTTACTAATAGCCTTCGCCTTGGCACGCGCATCAGCCTTACTACTGGCACCCCACGCCTTTAAGCTGAGAAGAAGACGAGTAGGTTTACCCTTGGCATCACGCTCCGGCCCATTCATCCCAGACATTCTTGCAAGGAAAGAAGCACGGCGGGGGTTATCACCAGACTTAACAGGAGCCTTCAACGTCCCCTTCTTATAAGACGCACGCCCCCTGGCATTTAATCCACCCTTAGGATTCTTACCCTCTTTCCTAGTCCAAGCTGGTGTACTCATAGACAATCTCCTATGCGAACCTTTCTAGGTAAAAATATTTTCCAAGGCAACGCACAAAAACCCTGAAGGAAAAAAACGAGTGTAGGGGACCACTGACACTGACGGAGTTAGCAACTTTTGACCCACCCCCGGTCAGGACAAGTCGATGGCAACCTTAATGTCCCCCGCTACCTGTACCTGTGAGCGATCTATAGGCTTGAAGCCAGCTCTGTCTAGTATATCCTTGGACGCTTCGAGCTGAACGTACTCAGACTTAGCACCGGACGCTAGCTTTAAGACCTTGGCAACAGCTACTGTAGCATTTAACCCGAGCTGATCACTGACCCTTTGCATCATGTACTGCTGAACGTGTGGTTGCCGTAAGGCTCTGGAAGCACTGACTCTTCCTGAATCTCCCTTAGCGTATCCCGCTTCTTTAGCAGCTTGAGTGACACTACAACCAGATGCTACGAGTGTATCAACCAACAGTGTCTGTTTGTCAGTTAATTTCTTATTCATAATTTCATTCATTGTGACCCTTGTAGCCCCCCTCTCCCTCTCTCCCCCCACCATAGGCACATCATTCATTGCTGTGTCAATCCGTGACGTGGCGTAACACTGTCATTTAGGTATTATGATACCGTGTTTAGCCATTGACAGGGCGATCCCTACCGGGCCGCGCTCTCGTGCAAGCATCGAGCCCCTTCAGGTCTCGACCCTATCGGGCTTCCATCGCTATCGCTAAGAGATAGAGAAGAGAAGAGAAGTAAAGAAAAGAGAATAGAGCGCTATCGCGCAAGTGAATTATTGCCACCCCTCGCTAACGCTCGGGGCGTCTTTCAACGGTCAAAACCGTCTGGTTCCAGCCCGTCATGGCCTATTCCCCAAAACATTTGCAACTACTTTCTTTTCTCAGCCTCTTCACCGCTGTACTGGCGACCATTGAAGAGCAACGGAACCTGTGCCTGTTGGAGAAAGCAATTGCAAACGTCAAGCCTCGCAAGCTCGGTTTGTGGATAGTCCCTGTCGTTCTGGCCCCAGCCGCTTTCGTCCGCCGAAAGACTGTGGGGGGTGATAACTGAAAATCAGGAGAACAGAAAATGACTAATCTAGTAAATGCAATCATCGAAACATACACCAACCCAACTCAGCTTTATATTGCAACTAAGAACTTGGAGCGCTTTGCCAGCAAAGACGGATGGCAACAGGTGGACACCTTGAAATTCCACGCAGAGCGCAAGCTTAAGCGCGAGATTCAAGACCTTGAGTTTTGGATTCCAAAGCAAGCAGCCCGCGAAGCCGATCAAAAGGTTTGGGCGCAGCGGTATCGCGCACAGTTTAACGGTGACGAGATCAGCACGTTGAACCTAGAAAGAACTATTGCATCCTACAAAGCGGAGGCATTTGCCTTGTCTGTAATGCAATCAGAACTTGCAGCTGCACAGGTGGCACTCAAGGAATTGACAGGTGCCACATACACCACAGTGAAAGACGAGGCAGACGCAGAATTGCCAGCAGAAATTGCATCGGTCTTCGCGGAGATGGATGCCATCGAAGCAAGCAACACAAAGCCCAAGAAGAAAGGGGCCGCGTGACGGGCGGGGGCACAAGCCCCCAACCAAACACAAGCTAAAGCAATGGGGGGTCAAATGGCCTCCCAAAAAATTCGTCGGTCGCTTCGCTCCCTCCATGGGACAGGGTGACAGAGTATCAATGCCACTGAGACAACGTGACAGGTGGCAGAAATCGCAGCGGCCCCGGTGTCTGTGTAGATATGGCGCTGGGT